CCCTACTACTGATTGTATTGGCGCCAATAACACGCCAGCACTATCTGTTGGAAGTACAGAAGTAAGTCCAGGTCTAGCATAAGCCAACAATGTATATGCACCTACTGGATCTCTCACAAGACCAAGTTCCAAATCATCCCACAAGTTCATGTTGTCAGATGTGTATGGTGCAGGACCGTAGGTAATTTCCCACCAGTCTGGCTGAACTGAAAACCCAAGCATTTCCCAAGGTGCCAATTCTGGTTGTTGGGTATCGTAGAAATAACGATAGATACCGCGCCAGGCGCCCAATAACGTATCACCGTTGAGTTTGTTGGTCGAAGAACTGTAGTTGTAAGTAAACGGATTACTAACGTTATATGTTTGTTCGTTATAGTTTAATTTGTTCCAGCCAACATAACTTAAGAAGTTTGTTTCTAATATGGTGTTGATTTCAGCAGCACTGTAACCAGTATCTCTAAACTGACCTGGCAATACATCTACCAAATCAAGCGGTACAGGATTGCCATCCAATTTGATGTTGTTGTAAATTCTAGTTTCAAATTCCAACAATACTTCGTCACGGATATCACCAAAGATAGGAGTCTGACTACCGTCGTGCCCTAACACAACCAATTGGTCTCCATCACTGGTTTTAACTGGCACAATTGCCGGGCGCCATGCAGGATACAAGCCCATCTTGCTAGGTGTGTTAGGTACATAGGTGCCATAAGTGGCACTGTATTCCTGAATCACAACTGTATCGCCAATTGCTAAATTAATTAAAATATCAATGCGCGGCCCATCTGTTGCTACAGTGTATTCTAAATCTCTAGTTAAGATCCTATCATTCACATACACATTCATACCAAGGTAATTGGCCGATGTGTAATTGTAAACTTGCACAGTGTCAAACACCTGGCTGGTGGTGTAACTAACTGTGTAAGTTGATGTTGAGAACACTGCGCTAGCCGGCAGCATGTCACTCCAATAAAATGGATTGCTTGATGTTCTTCCCAGTGTGATTTCAGCTATCACCAAATCAAGAACTTGCGATGCAGTTTGATACTGTATGGTCTGTCTAGTCACCGCTTCCAGCATTTGATTTTTGTACTTTTGGTATTCTCTGCTGTTGTATTCTAGCGCACCAAAAATGTTGTACTGCTGAGACCGCATGAAGTATCCAGCAAGAGTCAGTGGCGAGCTTTGTTGTAAAATTACTTGTCCGTAAGGTATGATGTCACCAAGGTCTCTGGTGTTGTTGGCACCATTAATTGCACCACGGAATGTGGTTAAATTTTGACAAATACTATTATAATGAGTACGCAATGTGCCCAATGTAAAATTTGGGCTGTTGGCATTCAGCGGATTGTTATTGAGATTAAGCGGAACTTGATAAAATGCCTGTTCACTAACTTGATCGCTGAGTACTTCAACTTCAATCACATCTCCAACCACATGCACAGTTTTAAATGTAATGGTAGTGGTATTGCTTGTAGTGGTCACTGTGTATACGCCAGGATCTTGGAATATTGATCCCACAAATACTTTTACGCTAGGCACAGTTGTTACAGTGTTTGACTGAACAGCAATATCCAGTAGCAACGGTTGCAAGTTGTAAATAAATTTGAACTGCTGGCGCATTAACGTTGGTACCACAGCAGTTTGCCAACCAATCAATCTTTCATGGACAGTTCTTGATACGTATTCATACACAAATCCAAAACTGATTGGTGCTGTAGTACTGGTGTTGTTGATTACATATACAAATGTATCTGAATATAAATTGTTGTCAAATACAATATCTCCCACATTAGTCAATGAGAGATATTTGAGTGCTAGTTGCAATACTGGATCTGCAGGTCCTGATCCAGTGGCATAGCTAAACAACTTTGTGCCTGCAAATGTTGAGCTGGGATATGTAGTTCTGTTGGCAAGACTTATGCCATTTGCATCGTATATGTCGAACAATGGTGCTTGTTGCACCGCGGTTTTTTGTTGTGCTTCTAACCAATTTACACCATCATACCAATAGGTAACTCCTGCCTGGGACCCGCTAAGACACACAGTGTTTTGGTCAATTAAAATTTCGCCATCTGGTGCTTGAACCAAATTTATAATTGGTTGTGCAATCAACGGAACCACTGTGTCTGGTACAACAAAATTTACCACATAGATTTTGTCACGCACACTAGGATCTAGATCGGCTGCAAATATTATACGACTGCCGTTGACAACTGTGTAATTATTAACTGAATAACCAGTACTGCCTTCAACATTGCTAAACGCATCAGTTTCTGTGAAGTCAATTACATTCACTGGTTGTTTGGCATCTGTGCCCATGTTATACAATCTAATGCCACCACGAAATTGTATAATTGGTCGTTTGCCTTTGCGATCATTGTCTATCACAACCGGAGTACCATTATAAACACTAGTGGCATTAAGCACATCAATATGGAACCAACGATTACTACGACTCCATGCATTTAGGTCAGCACTGTCTCGACTGATAGTAAGATAATCAACAGCACTAGCAAAAGCATATTCTTCTGGCGTGATATAATTTTCTACAGGTAGCAATTTTATAGCTGTGCCTACCCCACCTACATAGTACTGTGGATTTTGGCTGGCAGTGGCAGTCATAGTTCCGTTGGCTGAAGTCAATGTCAATGCTGGGCCATTCTTCGTCACACTTACTTTGAATTGGCTGGTACTAAAAACTGACTGGACATAATAAGTCACTCCAGTACTAACACCACCAAATGCTGTGCCGGTGAAAATAACTTCTTGCCCCACGGCCATTCCTGTTGTGGACTCAGTGGTAATAAGATTGATACCTGATGCAGTATTTGTACAAACAAACGCCTTGCTTCCTGTGGCATAGCTTTCTGGCAACACACTACCTGAAAATTGAACTTTTAAACCATTAGTAAACGTCACACCATTTGGACTGGTGTAATTGGTTTTGCCCAGGATATCTTCAACATAAATTGTACTGGTGCCAGTTTGTTCAATCAATCGTATGGTACCAAAAATTTCTGGGTCAGTTCCGTCTTGGTAATACAATGTATCTAGCTTGGCTGTGAGCACTGGCATTTCGATAATATAACCAGCTTGATTTTTATACCATTGAGTGCTGGCATATTCTGTACCATATCGTATAGACCACTTTTGCAAGTTGTTTATAATTTGTATACTGCCCAGTGAGAGATAGGTAAAATTACCAAGTGTAACATAACTTATACGCCAAATGTCATAGTAATCAGTAGCAGTATTACCGTAACTATTAGCAAATACCAAAGTTCTAGTGTTAAGTTGAGTGATACCATCAATACCACCGTAAGTGGCAATAAATTGATCCAGTCTAGCACCATCAATATCTTCAAAACTCAAATTGGTAACAAGATCTACTGTGCCAATGGTGGTAAGATTGTAAAAGAAATCTTGCGATGTTTTTTGTGGTACGTTGAAATTAATTGTTCCGAGATCAATGCCGTTGTCGGTGACGCCGTAGACAGATCTAGAACTTATGTTTGGAGTGATGAGATTTTGACCATTAATACCTGGATTTGTTTGTATCCAAAATCCGGGACCGTCACCAGGTTCTGCATCAACTACACTAATGGTCCCGCGCATGAGACTTTGATTTTGGCAAGAATAATACAGTGTGTTGGGTGCATTTTGTGGCACAGTAAAAGTTACTGTGCCGGTTGTTGAACCATTACGAGAAACGCCCGAACTATAAGCATCGCCTGTGCCTGTGGTAGGAACAGTTTTGATCCAGAATGGAAAATCACCTTGCAAAAATAAAGTAAAGGTATATGTATTGCCACGTGTTAAAACAATCGTAGCATTAGGATCATTGTCAATATTGTAACTGGTAACGTTGGTTCTTGTTACTCGATAGTTGACAGATTCTTTGGTGTTTTGCGCTACTTGAAAAGTGTAGTTGCCGCCGCGTACCAAGTTTATTGTAGGATTGTTTCCGGTCACACCTGAAAATGTATAAACACCGTTTTCTCGGTTTACTACAAAATTTTGACTCAGTGCCACGCCAGGAGACTGTACAGTTACCACGTCGGGTCCATTAGGAACCCAATAGTATTGGCTAAAGTTTACGAATGTATCAAAATCAATGAACGGATCAAATGTATAGTAATCACTGGTATACAGTCGGCTGGGTTGTGTTGATGGACTGCCTTGATACACTAACGTATCGGTTATACCTGGATAGGTAATAGCATCAATAATTTTGCTGTTGTCCTTGGGATCAACACTAATCACACCTGGTTCAAGTTGATAATCTGTACGAGCTTTGCTGGGTTCAAGAACATATTTGTCGTTGGGATTTACACCTGGACCAACTGTGCGACCAATATATCCTTGAGTCTTTTTAAACTTTGGTTCTTGAATCAGCTGATCCAATGTAGCAGCCAAAAACTGCTTGTTAGCGTCAGTTTGAAAAATTTCAGGAAGAAAATCTACACTACGTACTCGTGCCATTAAATTACTCCGCTACCAGGTGCAGTACGCAAGTTGGTACTGGTCAATGCATCAATCACAACAATATTGTCAATGGTAGCGCCGTTAACAAATATTTCACTGGGTTCTGCTCGCACTTCGTACATGTCGCCAAAGTATTTTTGTGTGTCTAGTGGCACTAACACCACTGAACTAATGATTGTTCCAAGATATCTGTGCAGGTATGCTGCTAGCTCTGAAAAATAAAACGTGTCGCCAAAGCTCCATTTGTCAATGCTGAAATATTCATTCATGGCTGCCAGCACAGAACTTTGTATTTCACTAGTGCTGGCAGTGGAATTCTGAGCACGGATAACTTTGATTGTGGCCTGCAATGTCTTGGCTGCTTTGGGCCCAAACAATGGCTTAAACACCACAGAATTCAAAATAATGTTATCACTTAGCATTTTGTATTCATTAAGATTTTGATACTCTGTGCTGAGTTCATCAATAGTTGGCATGTCTGGCTCTGCCACTGTGCCAGTAGTGTCTGTAATCCAATTTTGGTAAGCAGTATAGTATGCCTGTGTCACAACATACAAGTCAATGATGTTAGTAGTACCTGGATCAATTCTATTGGTCAACGGTGAGTTATGACGATATTGAAAATACAAGGCCTGGCGACCAGTTCTAGCAATCCATCCTGATTCAGAGTTAATAACTCGTACTCCGGCAACGTTTACTGTAAGTTTGTAGAATGCCTGTTCGCTGTATGCGTAGAATACCTGGCCCGGAGAATATTGAAACTTAACCAATTCAATACTATCATATGTAGGATAGTCTGAATTTACTACGTCTGGTTCAACCAACAGGTATCTTTGTAAATTGTCAAAGTCCACAGTCTGTTGCAAGAACACTAGCTTAAGGTTAGGGTTGACTGTTGGTGCAACAATTTCATCAAAGAAATCTGGATTGTCTGGAACACCATCACTATCGCTATCTCTGTAGCTGATCAGCACTTGGAAGTCGTCAATATATCCGTCAGACTCTACAGGTTGGCCAATAATAGTAGTAAAAATATCTCCTGGCAGTGGGGATGAACTGTCTGGTTTGGTGTTTACTGCCAACACATTAATAAAGTCTTTAATTGTGGTGCCGGAACGGCTGTCATAGATCTTCTGGTTACCGTAGAAGAAAAATCTTGTTTGTAATACTGAGCCAAAGTAATAGGCAAGTCCTCGGTATGTGATTGTGTACTTGTTGTCTACTGCCACAAACTGCACCATCCAACTGGCATCTAAATTTTGTCCTGATGTGTTGCCTGCGTAAGTCTGACTCCAGGTAGCATCAGCATTCAAGTTGGTGCTGGTAATTAGATACCAGGTGCCAGCAGTACCTGTGATAGTTCCATCATTGTCATACCCAAGACCAAAATTTCTATACAACAAAATTTGTTGTGTTATTTCTTCTCTTATGGTAGTGCTTAGATCTGTAAGGAACACAGGAATAATGCTGTCAACTACAGCACCAGTAGGCACAAAGTTGTTGAGCGCAACTGGGCCTTGGCCATTGGTTAGATTACCAACTCCGCCGTTGCTGCCATCACCTACTATTGTAAGCGGACTGGCCCAAATTTCCATATGATCTTCAGGTCTAGTTGGCAAACCAGCTTTCAATCTGTTGTTGGCATCAAAGTAATATGGCTGTCCGTTGATTACTGGCGGCACAAATTTTATTAGACTTTTTTGCACCACATACTTGAATGCAGTGCTGCTATAGGTTCCAACCATGACCGGCGCACCTAATGCGTTTTGAAAATAACCTGTGGTTTCATTTGCCAGCGTGGTACTTTGATGCCAGGTGCTGAGTGCGGTAGCACCAGTGTTCACATTTATTCTTGGAAAGTTAGCGTAATAAAATTGTTTAAATGTAGCACTAGAAATTGCAGGTTGCACTTGATTGGTAATCAGATCAGCAATTTCATTGCGATTGGTCCAAGCAAACAGTGTGGTAGGCAAAATATTATTTTCCCACATGGCACCATCACTAGAAAATGTATTGGTTGATGAATATTTGCCAGTGTTATCCACTAAATCAAGATAGCGACTGGTGCCAATAGATGCACGATTCAAAGCCTTACTTTTGATAATCGAGTTATAAAGAGTAAACGGAAATAGATTGTAGTCTTCGCCGTTGACCATGCGATTTTGCGTGTAATATCTTGCTGGAGCTCGTTGTTTGATAGCATCAATGCTTTCACGGCTTTGTGCATTGCTTACTGGTTGTGTGATACCACAGGTAAATGTGATCGTTTGCAAATTGCCATTGCGGTCAATGTAACTGATTGGCAATACCACATTCTGCATTTCAGCAGGATTGATAATGTATTGCAAGCCATTCGAAGCACGAACATACGCACGAAAGATACCAACCGGAATTTCTGAAAACACTCCATCACCAAACACCATGGTAATTTGATCATTGGTTCTGCTGGTTACAGAAAAAATTGGTCTCAGTGTTGCAGTTTGTTCTGCAGCCGCTGAATAAATGTTGTCGGTATAAGTCCACTCTCTGCTGATGGTACCCACATTGTCTAACTGGAACAACCAGCGGTCTTCGTTGTTGACGCCATCAATGTTTATGTTTACCGTGCGATTGGCAATGCGTTCGGCCAAATTGAAGTCTTGGTTTTGCAAGGTGCCTTGTTTGAAAAAGAAAAAGAAACCGTTATTGGCCGATTGGTAGCCTAGCTGGTCATTGCGATATAATATTTTGAAAGTGCTGTTGGGTTTTGGACTGGGTTCATAAATGTAATCTCTGCCGGCTGTGGTCGAAGTTGTGGCTTCGAACGGCATGTTTACGCCATCCACGGTAGCAGTATATGGAATCACTGGCAAAAATCCAGGTACTAAATTTATACCATATTCACTAGTGTCCACACCTAGGATTGTTTGACGATTAGACGGGCGGCCAATCTTTTGACTGCTGACCAGAGATGAATTCACAATGGCATTCCATTGTTCTAACCAGTCAAAGTTTGTGGGATCCGCCCAGTTCACCGTTACGTTGGCCAAGTTAACACCGTTGTAGTCCACCACGTTTTCTGTGGTGGTCACGCTGAATGCTTTGAGCAAGCCCTGTGCGGCTGTGTTTCGTTTGGCTGTATAGCTCACAAGATTGGCCAGACGTGTGACCGAATCTCTACGTTCCGCTGTGTCTAAATAGTTCTCTCTGGTGTTAAGGTCAGTGCGGAAAGCCAGTGCCTGTCCCATAAACGCAATAACATCCAATAAGGCAATATATTCTGACGATTCAATGTAGTCATTGAATGTTTCTGGATAGTACAAACGCAGATAATCAGTAAAACTCTTGCGTAGAGTTTCAAAGTCGTAGCTTTGGAAGTCTGCTTCGCGATAGGTTTGATAGATCTGTTTCCAATCTTCTACGCCAAATATCGCTGTTTGTCTAGTGGTTTTTGCCATTGGGTCTGGGCCTTGTATTCTTTATCTGTTATTTATACGGATAAAAAACGGCGTAGTTATACGTAGCTGGCCGAACGGCTGACTTGATTGAAGAATACGTTTAGAATCTCAGCATTAACGCCGCCCACAGTTTGTATTTCTAACTCAATCAGCATGCCATTTTCTTGAGGATATACATTAATGTTGCTGATGAATATTCTAGGATCACCGCCTGCCACTCGTTGCACTTCGTTTATAATGCCCTGTTGAACAGCATCAACTTGATTTTCAAACAGGTAGTTCCACAGAACCGTACCATATCCTGGGCGGCCGGGCAGTTGTCCTTGACGAATGTTAAAGGCATTTAAGAGGTCGCGTTTGATCAATTCAAAGTCCACGAGTGTGAATTTTTTGTATTGATTCTGTGTGTTAAAGCCAACAAAGGTAGTCATGATTATATTTATTTAAAATTAACCAGCGCCGCTGTAGGTATTGCTAGACGCTCTGACTGAAATTTTGTTAGCCAGATCTTTGATTAACTCTCTAACTCGATCGCTAAGTTGAACTACTTCACCACTAGAAAAACTGATAATTGCTCTAGTAAATGCATCTTGAGCTATGCTTTCTTTAGAATATCTTTTAAATGTGTCTGGGAATTTTTTATGTTCTGCTTTTCCGGCCTCAAGCAGTTGGTTTACATTAGTTCTGATTTTAGCCCGAATTGCCACAGCCTCACCATTGACCTGATTCCATTGTTCCTGAGTAATAGTTTGATAATCTTGATTGAGTGAGTTAATTCTTTTTTCCAATGCAGTAAATTCTGCTGCGGTTGTTCTGGCAAGGTCATACAATCCCTCCATCGCTGGATACGAATTGCTGCTAGATACTGTAACTTCTGGAACTCTATCGTCACCTGTAACTCGTTTAGCGGCAGCATCTACTGTGGCAGTGTCTACAGTATTTGATGCTGGTTCAGGCTTGGTTTCTTGTAGTACTGGTGCATCAACTTTAGTCTGGGTAAGATTCACAGCAAATGCGCCGTTTGTGGCGGCAGCCCATTGTGATTCTAGCCGAGCTCCACAATTTGT